CCGCCATATCAGCCGTTAAAGTTTGTAAGTTAGCTATAATGTTACCCGCAGTATAAGCTCCACTCGCAGAAGATTGAATAACAGTAGCGTCAACTCCAGGTAAAAGTAAACCAGTTGCAGCTCCTAAAAATCCGTTGAATTTACCCGCTACCGCAGTTCCTTCCCATATACTTTCTTCCGTAGCTTGAGCAATAATTTCACCCATATAAGAAATAACGTAATCTTCAAAAGACGCCGGAGGAGGTGCTCCCGCTCCCGCTCTCATTTGTAATGCTTCCCACGAATCTAGTAAAGTTTTCTTACATAGATCTAAATTGATTTGTAAGTTCTTAGGTTCTAAAACTTTCTCAGTTAGAGCTAAAGTTCCCGCGTCCGTAAAATCACAAGTCGCATCCGCTACAACTCCGCTTCCCGCCATACGTTGTATGTTACTCTTAAATTTAATGTTCTCTATCGTTGTTAAATAATCTAACGATGTAGCTTCTTTTAAAGCTGCACTGATATAAAATCCAGCCGCTTTTCCGCTAAAATTTGATGTGGTCGTAAATGCCATTTTTTTTGTTTTTTAATTATTAATATTTATTTTCCTAAATTGTATAAAAATCTTTCTTGTTTAGATAATTTTTTATATTCCTTTCTTGACAAAGGAGTTCTTTCCGAACTAAATCTGTTTGTATTAATTGGAGCGTCCGCAGGTGATTGTTTTAATTCAACCTTTAATTTTTCGTTTTCTTCTTTTAATTTTATCACCTCTTCTTGAGAAGATAATTCTTCTTTCATTTTTACATCTTCTTCTTTAACTCCCATTTTAGATTTTAAGTCTGCGATGGCGTCCATTAGGTTGTCGACTTTATCTTTCATTTCTTCATAAGTCTTTTTATACCAGTCCGGCATTTCCTCGCTTTCGTACTTGTTTTCCTCGTCTTTCTTTCTCATTTTCTTTTCTTCTTCGTCTTCGTCCTTTTCTTCTCTCATTTCTTCCTCGTCCTCATCGTCTTTTTTCTTCTTCTTCATTTCTTCCTTTTCTTCCTTTTTGTCTTCGTCTTCGTCTTCGTCTTTCTTTTCTTTTTTCTCCATAACCTCAGAAACAACACCCTCCTCTTCAACTCTAAAAGTTAAACCCTCAGCCGTTGAATAAGTGCCTTTTGGAAGAGGTATTGTTGTACCGTCTTCTGTTAAAACGGCTACATCTACTCCGTCTTTTAATTCTTCGGCAGTCGATACAAATATAGTGCCGTCATCGCTTTTAGCTTGAAACGCTAAAGTAATTTCTTGCTCCGGCTTCTCTAAACCTAAAGCAACTAATATTCTTTCTTTTATATCCATAGTTTTGTTGTTTTTAATTAAATAGATTATTTTTTATTTTGTTTTATTTTGGTTTATTATTTCGTTTAAAGCTATTAGTATTTCTTCATCGGTCGGTTCTCTTTTTTGCATCTGTTCAAATCGATTGGTGAAATATCCCTCAATAGATAACCCACGAAGCTCACCCGCTTTGATTTTATTCCATAACTCCTCGTTTTGTATTTTCATCTTAACGAACCAGGTGCCATTCGGTAAATCAAATCCATAAAGTTTAGATTTGTCTTGCTCCCCCTCTTTTATCCAACTCTCAACCGTTAAGACGCCGCTTACTCTATCTTGGTGTTCATAAGTTGCTTTATGGTGATTATTGTGTTTTAAATACAGTTCACTTGCTTTTCTTACGGTTTCCGGACTAAAATAAACATAATACTCGCTATCTGTATTCGGATCATATCTAAATATCTGTTTGTTTGGTATAAGAGCCGGAGAAACAATCATTCTTTTTTCTTCATCTATTTTAGCTAAAGTCAAGTTATTTTTTTCTTTACCAAAATAAACAAAGTCTTGTTCGATAGCCGGAGAATTTACAAGTGATATGGCGTCAATTGTTAAGTCTTTATTATCGTCGCTCACTAATAATTCTACAATCTTAGTAGTTTTTAAGTCTTCGTAATAATCTTTATTATCTTCTTCGCACTCACCTTTAGTATCATATTTACATTCTCCGGTTTCTCCGTGCTTATATTTATCGTCTTTACATTTTTTACAAGGCATATTATTAAATGGGTTTTTAAATTATTTGTTTGATTTTATATTGTTGATCTTCTTCGGATGTTTGCTAATTGGTTCTGACTGTTTGTGAGATCGTCGGTCACAACGAAAGCTCTCAGAGGTTCCGGAGCCGTTGCGCCCTCTAAATTGAAAGAGCCGCTTAACATTTGAGGAGCGGGAGTTGTATTTACAACTTCTTCTTCACCCCCACCTCCATCGTCTCCCTCGCTTGGTCCCTCACCCGCTAATATTTTCTGTATATTCATAGCGGCAAAACCGGCTGCTAAACCGGCTTGTGCAAAATTATATCCAGGAATAACAGCGTTTAAAGGAGAAGCCGAAGCGGTTTTAAAAGTTTGTATAACTGACTCCGTTCCGGCAATTGTTGCTTGAGCTACCGCAGCCGCTTTAGCTACTTTAGTACCCTCACCTGCAAAGCCCTCAACTAATTTAAGTGCTTGCATACCCATTCCTTTTTTAGCGTCTAACACGGCTTTGTCTCTCGCTATTTGGTCTTTTTCTATTTTATCTTCTACTTTACCAACTTCTCTTGCATATTTTTCATCTATTTCTAGTTTTAACTCCGCAAAGTTTTTGTGTTCGGCAATCCTATCAAGTTCGGCTTGTTTTTGTATTTCTAAGAGTTTTAATTGTCTTTGATTTTCGTCTTCTTCTTCTGCTAGTAAATTTTGGTTTTTTATTTTCTTTAAATCTTCCTCTTCTTTTTTTAGCTTCTCTTTATTTTTGTCTTTAAACTTATCTGTAATTTCTTGCAAGTCGTTTTGAAAATCTTCTTCTAATAGTTTAAGAGCTTCATTTTTTGTTTTTTCTGATGCTTTAGAGTTTTCAATATCTTCTTTCATTTTTTCCATTTTAAACTCTAACTTCTTTTTTTCTACCTCTTCGTCAGTTTCTAACGCTTCTAATGCGGCTTCTTGCTCTAACCTTAAAATTATATTAGCTAATTGTTGTTCACCTCTTTTTCTTTCTTCTCTCCATTTTTTTCTTTTATCTGCTAGTTCTTGTTCTTCTTGAGCCGCTTTATTAATATTAAAAGATTTTACCTCAGCAATATTTTTTTCAAAATCATCCTCAGCTACTAACATTTCGTCTTTTAAATTTGCTAATTGTTTCTGTAATGCTAATAAATTTTTCTCTTCATTAAGTTGTTCTTCTTTAAGACGGTTCATTGTTTCTTGTTCGGCTCTTCCGTCGTTGTGCCAATCATAAGCACTTTTTGCTTTTCTTGCTACTTCTGTCTGCAATGTAACTTGTCTTTCAAGATTTGCTAATGTATCTTGATTTGCCGCTTTATTTGTGTTAAATATATTTTCTAAAGCCGCCAATCTTTCTTCTTCCGACTTTGTAATGTCGTCAACTATTTTTTGATTTTCTCTATTTGCCGCTTTGTTTTTTATTTGTTGTAACTCAATATCACCTAAAGAATTATTTAAATTATCTATTTCGCTTTTCATTTGAGCAACTACATCAACCGCCGGAGCGTCATCAACACCAAATAAAGTTAAAAGCGCGTCACCCGCCAACTCTAAAGGTTTTAATAAAAAGTTAACCACTTCTCTTAATCCCGCTAAAATTGCTTTAAAAGCTTTTGCGCCTTTACCCGTTCTTGCTAAAGCGGTTCCAATTGAAGCTAAAGCGATAACAATTAAACCAATTCCCGTTGAAGCTATTCCGGTTTTTATTGTTTTAAACATTAATTTAAAACCAGGAACCACAGCCTTAGTCATCAATCGTAAACGCCTTAAAGAAACACCCATAATGTTAAAGTGTTTTATACCGGCAAAAGCTTGTTTGACTTGGTCTTTTTGCGCTTTCTCCATTGATTTAAGCACATTTGTTGCTTTCTTTCTGTCGGCTGAAACTTGTTTTAAACCAATCTTTTCTTGTTGAAGTGATACGGTAGTTTCTCTTATTTTGTCATTTAGTCCCGAAACGCTATTCTCGTAGTCAGAATTAACTGATTGTTGTTGCTTCATTTTTAACAACTCAATCTCTAATTCAGAAACTAATTCTTTTTGTATTTCAAAACTTTCGTTTAATTCTTTTACATTTCCCTCAGCTTGTTTAAGCGAAACACCTAAATCTTTAATTTCTTTTGTCGCGCCGCTTACGTTTGTTTTTACGTCTAATATTAACTCTTCTTTTGCCATAATTTTATAATTTTAAGGAATTGTTACTCCCGTCCATATTTGCATAAATCTTATTGTGCTAACCCATTTAATTGTCATATCGGTTGCCCCCTTGACTGTTTGTCTAAAATAATTACTTGCAACCGCGTTTATTGGACTCCAACCGCTCACCGAACCGCTACTCGCGGGACTTGTTCTGCTTCTATCAATACTTAAATTTCCGGTTCCGTCCGCTACAACTACCCCGCGCTCAACCCAAGCTTTAAAATCCCCAACCGATCCCGCAGCACTACCGCCAACCCTTACGGCTAAAGTTTCTGACTGAAAATAATATACTCGGTTTGCTTCCGGATAGAAAAATTTTAATCCGGTATTGTTGACAAAACTATCAGTTGTCGTTCCGTCTGTTGTCTCGCAACCATACATTAAAGTTATTGTCTGTCTCGTTCCTTGTCTATCCGTTAAAGCGTTGCCGCCAAAAATCATAGCTCCGTCAATAACCCCCATTCCTCCAATTCCAAAAATTGCGTTATTAGATATTTTAGCGTTAGCTATATTATTAGTTCCGACAAGAATATTATTTTTACTTCTATTTGCGGCAGTATTATTCTGCCCCATTATATAAGTGTTCTTTGCTCCTGAAACAATTTCGTTTTCGTCTCCTTGTGTATTATTATCTGACTTTTTACTTACGGTTTCAATTTCCGGATAATAAGGGTATGCACGACAAACTCTAGCTTGTATGTCGTAAATATAGCCGTAAGCTTCGCATTGAAATTGATTTGGCGTTATTTCGTTAGTTCCGTCTGTAAAACTAACTACGCCATCTTCTCTTATTTTATTTGGCTTTACTTCTAAACCCGTTATGAATGGTACGTTTGGCATTATGGTATAAGTATAAATTCGACTGTTGCTAAGTCGTTCGGTTTATAATCTATTTTATTAACTCTAAATTCTCTATTTTTAATAAAGACTGTATCAAAGAAATTAAACGTAGCTAAATCACCCGCATTCAAATTAACTTTAAGCGTCATTATTCTTGTGTCCGGATGGTATAACTCACCGTAATAAGGCAGCCAATATTGATTAAATAAATTTCTACTTGTTGTTTGACCTACTCCTTGAAAGTATTGACATTCGCCATAATTAAAATCTTGAGTGTCCGTTGTTGCGGGGGGCGAACTTACAACAGTAGGAACGGCGGTTAAGTGTCCGAACTGCAAAAACTCATCTTCGGCTGCGTTACCAGTCACCCCGTTTTGCGCCGGTATTTTATAAGTGCAGCTTGTTAAAGTCTTTTTACCCATATTGAAACATATTCTCGGAGAATTATCAAAGCCGGAAGTGTCTCCCTCGTCTGCGCTAAAACTATAAATAGACGGAACTATAAAGTCCGGATAAGCGGGATCTAACGGCTTAAGTATTGTAGCCGCAAAAGGAGAAGCGCTTATTTCTTCTTCACCCGTTAATATTGTAAAACCACTAGCGTCGAAAATTTTACTTCCGTAAGCAAAACCGCCCGTGGCTCTTTTATATTGAGTAAAAGCATAATCTTCGTCATCTTGTTCAAAAACAAAAGAAGTTTTCTTTTTAAGATTTGTTAAAGGTGTTAATTTAATTTCTTCAATATCAATTTTTTCTGTCCAGTCGTGTTGAATACTTCTCGAAGCTAAACTTAGATCCGATGTATTTCCGCTATTTGTGTTATTTATAAACACATCTCCATAGGGTTCTATTAATATTAAATTAGGATTATTTTTGTCCGGTATTGCTATTAGATTAAACATATTAAAAAGCCCTTTTAAAAATTCCCACTGTCCAATTTCTCCTCTTAAATTCTCAACTAAAGTTTCACTTGCAATATCCGATGTTCCTACTTGAATAGTTGTGTTAGCGTTTACGTTCCACGAAATACTAGGGTTATTTAAATAAACCTGCGTAAGCGTTGAAATATTACTAAATCTTTTAAAAGACGGAACAAGGAACTCACCCGTATTCAAAAAAACCGTTCCGTTACAACTAACATTAACCGTGTTAAAAGTTGCTCCGGTTCCTACGGCGATAACGTTTTGTGTAAAGTGTTGAGAAAGTTGAGTCCCCGCCGCGCTATATTTTACCCACGCAACCTCACCAACAAAATCATAAGAGCTTGGAGTTGTATAACCGGTATAATTAATCACAAAGGAAGAAGTTATTTGATAACGTTGATTATCGAAAGAAGCCGTGAATTTAGTCGCGCTATCGTCGTAACCAATTTCATCTGAATTACTAAAAGTTTCTACATCGTATCTAAGTCGCGTAAAACTTGTACCCGCGTTT